GTGATAAGCTTGCAACATCTCCATTAGGGCTTTCTTCGCCACCCCATACGGAGCATTGGTTTCTTCGGGGTATCCATTCCAGATATCCTCTTCCTTAAAAGGAACTTCTGTATATTTTGGATATGAACAGACGGTGCTTGTCAAGACTAATTTTTTAACCGAAAGCTTTCTAGCCGTCTCTATGACATTCATACCCATGTACATATTGTCATAGAAGAACCTTCCGGGGTTATCTTTATTGGCTCCTATACCCCCAACTCTCGCCGCTAAATGCAGAACAACATCTGGTTGGCATTGTCTAAAAACCTTATCAGTAAAAAAAGCGTTTGTTAAGTCTATTCCTCTTTTGGTTCCTTCTAGTGGAATAACCTTGGTATAACCTTTGTCGGCCAGAGTTTTGCATACAAAATGCCCCAAGAATCCCCTGCCGCCAGTAACCAAGATTGTGTCGTTTCTATTAATTTCCATGAATCTTCTCCACGACAGACCGGATACAATCCTTGGAATGAGGGTACTGGGGATTCCACCCCAACTGCTTAAGCTTGAGATTGCCAGCCTTTATAAACCTGTTGTCTCCTTTCCAGTTTGCCCCTTCACCCATCCATTTAATCTCTTTTTGGACACCACAGCCACCCATAACCGCGCGAGCCACCTCCTCTACGGTTATTTGGTCGTCTGGGCAGACATTAAACGCTCCGTTTGTATCTGAAAGTGCCAGCAATATAAAAGCATCTATCGCGTCATTTATGTGGAGATAGGGCTTGGTTGACCCCGGATAGTCACCCAAAGCTTCCAGATAAGGATTTGTAGAAAGAAGTTTCCTGATAAAATCCTTAACTACTCCGTGTGTTAGATTGGGACCAACGGTTGCGCACAATCTTAATGACGCCCCGGAAATTCTATCCATTTTACAATAAGATTCAAGTATACTCTCTGATGTCCTCTTAGTTATGGCGTACAAAGAGGTGGGCTTGGTGGTCATGTCTTCTGTGTAAAACTCCGGTCCATCATCAGCTTCAAACATCCAGTCACCATAAACAGTAATGGACGAAGCCAGTATTACCCTACACCCCTTGGGTGCTGAATGTATTACCTTGTGGGTAGATGTTATGTTGTCTTGAATGATTTTATTAGGATTAGATTCATCTAGCTTCGTCAGAGGGTTGGCCGCAAGGTGAAAAATTATATCCGGCTTTTTCTGAGCACAAATCTTATGCATGCACTCATAATAATAATCTTCACTATCACATAAGCCCAAATCACATGTAAAGTGTGTGGTGTTGGGGCGAGCATTTATGACAGGACTTCGGCTCATAGTAACAACATCTGAAAAAACATCGCTCATGAGCAGAAGCTTGTCAACCAAGCTTCGGCCCATAAAGCCACTGGAGCCAGTAACCAACGCTTTTTTCTTCATGTTAATTTTGCCCTAATAGTTGATTCATGGTATCAGCGGCCAAATCCATGCAATCGGATTTTTCTTCTATCAAACCAAGCTCTTCGAATATTCTTCCGACTCTATGAAAATAGGTATGATTAGCAACAACCTTATGAAAGCCCCTGTTGATATATGGAATTCTTTCATCAGGATATTTCAAATAGTGGTTGATAAGTTCAACAAATTCCTCTGGGTCTTTGGCAAAAACAATTTCGTCTTCATCAAAAACATCTTCCGCCATGGATTGTACGTAATCTGAAATGCAGAACCCGCCACTAAACAGAACCTTGAATGGTCTCTCTATAACATCATAGCCAAAAACTTGAGAATGTGGCTCACTTATATTGGGACAAATTGTAGCGGACCTAAAAACGTTCTTGACTTCTTGGTTTTCTATGAAGCCCATGTACTGACATACTGGCCAGTTTTGTCCACCAAATATTTTGACGTTATACCTCCCAACAGGATGACACAGCGGAATAATGTATCTGTCCAAGGTCTTTGCTTTGTACGGCCAATACCCGCCGACAAAAGAAATGTCGCTAACAAGGTGGTCGAACGTTCTGGAGCGGTTATACTCAAACACGTCCGCAGCATGCATCATTGAGATTGGCTTTATGCCTATCGTTTCCCACTTCCCATGAGTTTTTTTTACCCAGTTGTCGTGATAATGATTATACACGAAGTCTGGCTTGCCTGTTTCTTCTTTTAGTTGCCCCATGAGGTCTATTTCATCTTGTCGAGCTACCAGAATGGGATATTCTTTTAGGTCAATTTTGTCCTGCTGTTCTCCCCAATCAGACGCCCTGAGAACCACCTTTAGGTGTGGTCTGTCCTTGATGCACTTGAAAACAGCCCTGTCAAGATTGTAGGTCTGCCCAATAAATATATCAGGCTCGAATTCATCAAAGGCATCAAACGCGGGCTTTTCGAAAATATCCCAGAGGATTACTTCGTGGCCCATAGCCGCAAATACTTTGGCCCAAGCCATTCTAATATGATAATGGGCGTGAGGCCCATCGCTAGCAATCATTACCCTCATTGTAAATCCTTAATGGCGTCTACTTCGTATATTTCCATTTCTTGTGGTTCAACAGCCTTTAACGCTCCGTTGTTTTTAACAATATTGTTCAAAATTTCAAAGGTGTACATTTTGTTTTTGTTTCTATCCGAGCATTCTTTTCTAAACATGTATAGCTCATTGCCCGTAAGATAAACGATTTGTGCCCATTTTGTGGAAAGCCCGTAGGCAAAAGTCGTAACCATTCCATCAACTATAGTTACGCCTATTTCATCATCCTTAAATCTACCAGAGGAGTCTGTGATTATACAAGATTCGTTTCTATCAATGGCTTGTATGGTTTTAGGATTAAACACTAAGTCTCCGTGTATTATCAGAACACTGTCGGAAACAGAGTTGTTTATGGCTAGCCTCAAGCTCTCTATGGTGTTGGTTTCTTTGTATAGTTGATTTTCTATAATTCTCACGTAGTCAGGAATTTTGCTAATAATTTTGTCAGCCTCAAAGCCCACACAAACAATAATCTCGTCTTTGGAAAAAACCGTATTTACGTTTTGTATGATTTTCTCAATAATTGTTTCGTTCTCATTGACATTTAAAAGACACTTAGGGCCATAAGACTTCATCCTATACCCAACGCCAGCAGCAGGAATAATAACGCTCATTGTTTGAGGTTTTTTATTTCGTCCCCTCTTGGTCGGGGCTATAAATCTATTATATCTGGCCATACTGCCTTTGTTGTGTTTTTTCTACGACCCTACGCCAGTTTTGCTGCCAAACATCATCTTCAACCACAGAAGAAGAGTTGACACCTGTAATTCTAACTAATGTTAGAGCTTCTGGAATGTGCATAATCAAAAAGTTTTCGCTGATTCTGGTCCAAAGGTCGTAATCTTCACAGACCCGCATTGTTCTGTCGTAGTATCCTGTCTCTTCTTCTACAGTCATAAAGGCTTGCGCGCTGACCATGGAACCACTGTGTACGATACACTCCTCTAGAAGCCTTTGTCTACTGAATGGCTCTTTATATTCTCTGATAATCTTTCCACTGCTTGTGTCTAATGTGTCGTAGTCGCCGTAGACAGCCCCAATTCTCACGGGGTCTATTTTAAAAATGGAAAGCATCCTGCTAATTTTTTCAGGATACATTTCATCATCAGCATCCAGCGTTACATATGAAAAACTTCTGTCCATGGTGCGCTTTATAGCAATATTCCTAGCTTCGCTTGGGCCTAGTGCTAGGTCTGTTTTTATACACAAAAAGGAAAAGTTGTTAGGGGCTTCGGCTTCAACAACAAGGAGGCCGTCTTCTTCTTCTGTTTTCTTGGGCTTGCCCTTAAGACATTTCTCGGTAATGATATCCCAAGAATTATCCGTAGAGCCGTTATCTATTACGGCAACAACGATAGGGCCATGATAGTCTTGTTTGAAAACGCTATCTATACACCCACCAAGATACTCGCCATTATTGTGATTGGCTATAAGAACAGTAACTACTGGTGGCCCCATTATCCTAAGTCCTCCCACTTAACAATCAAACGTTCAAAGTCTTGTGTCTGAGCAATCTTTTTAACCTTATCGTATATTGGTTTAGATATTTCAAAGTTTGTTGTATCTTTGCTTCCGCTCAAATACTTGTGAAGGGCGCAAGACACGGTTAGTCCGCTATAGGAATCCTTATCATGAGGTTCAATCATTAGAATTTGATTCAGTTCTATGTTTATAGCGTTATTAATCTTCTTGAGAAGGTCTGGGGCTACAACAGACCCGGCGTCTACTATCGTATAAAAACCATTAGTGGCATAGTCAAAAGCCGCCTCTAAAACAGTCCAGAAATCTTGGTTCTTCTCGACCATGATTCCACCAACAAAAGTGGTTCCTTCTTCAGATTTATTCAGATAAGAAGTCTGTTCCGCGTAACTGCCAAAAATCTCATGAAGCTTATGGATAATATCAAAGTTATCGTGCTTAGAATTGTTCATTGTAATGACTTTGATTGCTTCAAAATCATCTTGAGTTGCTATAGAGACAAGAGTCTTCTGTAGGTCTTCAATCGTGTCCCCATCATTAATTGGAACTATGAAGTTAACCCTAACAGCATTCTCTTTGAGAACACGCTTCTTTTTATGCTTCCAATATTCCGCCCAATCTCCCTCTCTATAGCAGTTGCACATTCTGTGTACGAGATAAAATTCCCTCTCTCCATCCTCGGCTTCTACTACCTTTGTCCCCTTTTCTTGGAATTTTTCTATCCTGCCCAATTCGCAGCCTACTTGGGTTTTACCTTCGTAGTTAGCAAAACAACAAGCAGCACACGAGGTTACAACTTCCTCTCCCCTGTAAGTTCCGGGTCCAGCGGCGGTTTTTGGCTGGCTGAAATCCGTGTCTGTATCTGGGGTATTTATTAAGTCTTGCGCTTTGGAATCACTCATGGTCTTTCTGCCTCTACTGAAAATTTAAAACCGTTTATTCGCTTCTTAAGAACCTTAAGGCCCCTGCTTTCTAATTCGTTACACATTTGCTGTAAGGTGAGTTGGTTCAAACGAACATCCCACCCTTGCGACTGCTCACCGTGCATTAGGTTGTTTAACTCTTCCAGACTTAATGCTTCCTGAGCAAACATTTTGCAGACCTCGTAGACATCTGTTCCTCCAATGACTATCATCCCTTGGTGTCTTAGTTTGCCAACCCAGTTATCTAGAACTTTCGACAATTCTTGTTTTGGCATGTAATCTACAATATCTTCAGCAATGATTTCAAAGCATTCAGCATTGTCAACATACTCGTCCAGATTTCTGATTTCCAAGTCTTTAAGGGCGGATATGTTTAGATATCCGTTTTTATCTGCGCCGCCAATAAGGATGTTAATTTTCATTTGAATCTTCCGGTATAAGGTATTTTGGATACTACGTCGAACACCCTGTTCCATTCATTTACAAATCTGTCCTCTGAGAAATCTTCTAAGATGGTTTTTCTGGCCTGTTCGCCAACCTTTCTTGCTAGCTCTTCATTATTAAGAAGTTCCACTAGCATTTCTTTAAGCTCTTCTTCATCATTAGATATAAAGCCGTTAACACCATTTTCTATTATTTCTGGTATCATGCAGGTCGCAGTAGAAACAACAGCGCACCCACAAGCCATCGCCTCTAAAAGAGATGTCGGGACTGGGGAAATAGTTGAGGTGTTAAGAAATATCCGGCTGCTCTGGTACGCTCTTACCAGTTTGTCAAAACTTGATGCTGGTTTAGACAGCCCCGGAGTGTCGCCAAGAACGCTGACCGGCAACCCTTTGGTTACCCCTTGCCATATAGTAAAACCACAACACCAATCTCTATTTATCCAGTCATTAACTACGGATAAAATATGGTTTTCTTTTTTCAGGTCTTCGGGCTTAAACGACTTACTATCAACCCCGTGCTTTATTATCAAAGTGTCGGGTTTGCTATCCCAATTCCACCCCTCAATACTATACTCTGAAATAAACACGTTGGCATCGGCTCTCATGTTTCTGAGGTTTGTGCGCATTTTCTGGTCCCAAAATGGAATGGGCAAGGTGTGTTCCAAGCTAACCATTGGAAGATGCAGGGTATCAGCAATTTGGTGCGCTATTTGAAATTGCCCAAACTTGTTTTGAGATAGTATCAAATCTAAATCCAGACTTAGAGGAACCTGCCTTCCTTCTAGAGATTCATCTAGAAGCATGTAATTGTCTGGAATTTCTGCGTAATCGGTGTTCCAGTGTTTGATTCCGGGCGCATGATAGGAATAAAAATTATGACCCGTTTTGGCAAGAAGGGTCTCATACCTTTCGTGCGTAGGAAAGGTCAGGATGTTCAGGGGGCCGTCAGGGTCTCTGGTTGCGGCTCTTGTTATGGAAGAAATTGGGCTAACTGACATTTTCTAATTCGTCTTTGATTAATTGTCCAACTTTTTCATAGGAAAAATTCTCGGCGGCGTCTCTGCCCTGTTTTTGAAGTTTTGTGTACGAGTTTTTATCTGACTTATACGTCTCGTATACCTTTCTCATTTCCAATTGCAGCTTTCTAATATCGACCCTTGTCCAGTCTTCATCCCCAGTAAATATATCTTCAAAGGTTTCTGTCATGCCAAAAACAGGTTCTTGATGTCCCGGCACAAGAGAGCCTCCTCCATTTTTTAGAAAATCAGACACCCCTCCAACATCTGTACAAATGGGGGTTTTACCAAAGCCCATAGCATCGAATGCGGGAATACACCAAGCTTCGCCATGGCTTGGCATAACAAAACAGTCGCAGGTTGTGTGGAGTCTGCAAATATCTTCTTCATTCAATCTATCTGTAACTATTAGTTCTTCTTTATACTTTTCAGGCGATGCGTACAGCTTTAAGTTTTTCTTGACATCTAAGCATAAATTTCTAACTTTTTCTGCACATTCATCTGGAGATAACCCGTATTGACTTGTCTTTACAAGCAATTCAACGTTTTCATTTGCATAAAACTCTAAATGAAACGCTTTTAGCAAAGCGGGGAGATTTTTTCTGTGAGTTAGGTCTCCTATAAAATAGAAGACAAAATTATCTAAAAGCTCTTGGGATTCTAGGAGATTATATCTCTTGTCAAACTTTTTTGTATCACACGCATGAGGAATAACCTTTATCGGTATGTTAACGCCGCTATTTAATGACGATTCTTTTGACTGGTTATTAATTACCCAAGCTTCGTCCAGCGTGTTAATTCTTTGTGTCCACGCAGAGCGCTTAAAATGACTGGTCTCTGTGGCATACAGGGCGATATTTTTGTCAAACCTGCCGTTATAGTCCATGTAGTGAGGAAGGACGTGCTGAATACACACGTTGCATCCTTCAGAAAACCTGCCCTCAAGCTCTAGAATTCTATGAGGCAAGTCGCCTTGAGTCTGGTTAAGCTTCAGGGGGCGACAAACCACATCTATACCAACAGAGTCCATAGACAGTATATAGTCTATAGCCGCCTGTCCCCATCCGGTATGGTCTCTATAGCAGCCGATGTAAAGTATTTTCATTCCCATTCCTGCATCATCTCGCCGCGCACATTTTCCCAATAGTTTCTTTTCATTCGTATTTCATACATAGCTTGATAGGCTTCTTCGGGTCCAAAGGGTTCGAACTGGGGCCTATTGTGCGCCATTGAATCTTCGTTAATGTACACATCTCCGGTTCCTTGAATGTAAACGCCGTAATTCAAATCTCTAATCATGCGAGATTCCATATATGAATTTAGCATTTTCTCATCACCAAGAACGTTTACGATAAGCCATCTGACGTACTCTTTATTATTAAGTCCCGCAGGAACTTTATCGGCGGGCTGAAATATTTCGGGAGTGGACTTCCATGTGTCTTCTGAACCACGATGAGGGAGGGCGTCGAAAAGGTTTCCCCATTTTTCTGCGGTAGCATCCCATTGATACTTGCGCACAAAGTTCTTCCTGCAAATAGCTCCTTTTCTTTTTATTTCATCGTCCGAAAGGCTAAAGAACTCAAGCATCTTTTCGCATGTATAGTCGTTATCGGGCATTGCTCTGTAGCAGCCCGTTTCAAGCTCTAGATATTTTGTTTTCAGCTTGAGAGGCTCTCCCTCTAGATTTCTAACTACGCTGCTCATAGCAGAATAGTCTACAGACATTACAAAAACACCACAGGCGGCGGCTTCCACCTGTGGTAATCCAAACCCCTCAGAGTTTGCATATTGTATGTAAAGGTCAAATAGATTTACAATCTCTGAAAGCACACTTGTGTCAACGCCTTTCTGAACATTCGATAAGCTTGCGGCATGCTGCCCACATTTAGGACATCGACAGACGGCATCTTGAAAAAAGGACGGAAACCAGTTTTGACAATTAGCACAAACATAGGTAAAAAGTGTCTTGCTGGCTATTCCATATTTCTTTAGAAGCTTTGGTATGTCCCAGCCCAAGTCTGGGTAACTAGTATGGCAATATAGATATACGTCATCCCTACCGGATTTTTGAATGAATTTGGAAAAGGATTCGAACAGGTCGGGATATAACTTTCGACGCTGATTTCGCATCACCGTGCCGACAATCTTACAACTGCCATCAAACCCTAAAGACTCTTTATGTGCGACCTTATCCGCAACCGGTTGGTAGGCTGCGTCTGCCGATGGAGAAGCCACTCCTCTGCAATTAATCCTCCCCGCACTTTCTTCGAGAAGAGTTTCCATGCCAAACTCTGAATAATTGAAAGCAGCGTCTGATTTAGAATACGTTGCTAACCATTGTTCATTTTGTGGATGGGCGTCCACGGTGGGCATTACAACCCACCAAAAAAGCCTCCTAAAAGGAGACCTTTCCTGATAATCCATCATCCAAAAGTCCCTGATATCAAATACAATATCAGGTCTAAAGTCTAGAAGCACATGTTCAAATCTCCACTCACCAAATTGATTGGTGGATACAGAAAGGTATTCTTCTCTTCTCTGTTCGTCATCCGCATCAGGAAGGTTGGGATAATACCGCCACGGTATAGTTGAAGCCCTCTCGTCGTCTGCACTTCCATAGCTGGCAAACTCGGCAAGCTCGTATTTATCTTTCTCATGTAGACGTTTCATAACCTCCCGACCATACGTTGCATAGCCGGTGTTTAAAAACGTAGCTTCGCTACAGAGAAGTATCCTCTTCTTCTCCATCCTTATTCGCTTCTCTTATCTTTTTGAGTATCTTTTTGATTTTCTGTTTAACTTCATTTTTGTTGCAACACATTATTTCAGAAATTTCTTTGTAGGTGTGATTTTTCAATTTCATATCAAGAATATCCATCTCGTCTTCAGTTAAATTATCTGGTTGGTATTCCCACAAAAGGATTTCTTGAGATTTTTTTTCGCGGAGATTTAGGCGACGATTTTGCCTGTTTTGCTTCTTGATGAACTTAAGTATTTCGTTTCTAATGCATACTGTAGCAAAAGTAGAAAACTTGCTTTTTTCTGAGTCGTAGTTTCTAATCGCCTTTAATAATCCAATCAGCCCAATTTGTATATAATCGTCCAAATCTTGCTTTTGAGCAATAAATTTGACGGCTTGAGACACAACTAACCCGTAGTTGTCTATAACCATCTTTTCTTCTGAATCATCATCAGTGATTTCAGATTTTATGTTAGGCTTTTGCTTTTTCTGGGGACTCATCGATAGGTACTTCAGATTCCGTGTTTCTAGTATGTGCCCCAATAAGCTTAAATTTGTTAACCCTAAACTTTACTTTTGAATTACGATTTCCGTCGCTATCTGTCCATTTGTATTGTCTTCCAGTGGTAAATACGGCCAACTCATCGCCCTTTTGACAATACTTACAGATTGTGGTTGCTCCGCTATCCCAAGCCTCAAAGTCAAAATAATCTACCCTCTTAGTCTTTTTGCCATCACGAGACCGTCGATAATCTTCCACGGCTAGGGTAAATCTAGCCACATGAGTACTGTCAACAGGAACAAGCTCAGGGTTCTGTGCTAGTCTACCAATAAAATTGCAACTATTCATCAGACTCTCCTTGGTTTAAAATAATCAACCTATATCCTTCTTCTACCCCGTTCTCTTTTGCCACCGCCTCCCAATCTTCTGAAAAGTCAGGAAAAGCTGCATAAAAGATTGTGGCTAATTTATTTTCTAGTTTACTGTCCTCCTCTACGCTGGGTCCATTGACAACGTCCGTAAAATTCGTTTCAAACAACTCTTCGCCATCCTCGTTGTAATAAACTATAAAGTCTTCAGATAAACCCCATAGGGAGGCTTTGATTAGTACGTCTTGAAAGATTACTATCCTTGCAGCATATCTTGGACAATCTACTTTATGAATTTGTTCATACCAATCGGAATAGTATGAAAGAGTTCCATCGTTTATGGTATATATACAAGCCTGTTCGTCCATTGTCGGACTAGATATAATTTTTGGTGGGTACATTACGAGACACGACTCCCCGTCGTGCATCGGAGACACCTTGATAACGTAGTTATGATTTTTGAAAAACTCTAACACGGTTTGCTCTATGATATTATATCAGCAAAATTGGCTTTTGTCAAGTCATATTTGAAAAACTTTTTGAACAATTAGGCTGTCCTTTTTCTTAGACCTCTGCCCTGTTACGAGGATGGTGTTTCCTTCGTATAGTAAATGTTTATTTTTTGCCCACTCGTCGCTAAAGCAAATAACATTATCTAATTCACAACTACTGTCTTCTAAAGTTAAAAATCCCATTTTTTGTCCTTTGGATTGTCCTCTGGTGATTTCATATTCACGAGATGATTTTACCGCAACCGCTAAAACTGCGGTCCCGTTTCTGCCACTGAGAAACTCTTTGCACGTTGAGTTTGCAGCACCTGTATCACAAGAGTCTACCTTGGAATATGTAAGGCAGGTTCCCAGCAATTCTTCCTCGGTTCCAGAAACCCACTCAGGGTCATCTTGAAGGGAGTAGGGGGAAGACTCCAGTTGGTATACATAGTCTGCGACAATCTCAGACCTTTTTATTGTGGAGGTTCCTCCACCGTTCTTTTTCGTGGGCCGTAAACTCTCTAAGCACTGTTTGAGGTTTTCCCAATCGGAGTCCTCCACATTATCGCCAACCCACTCTCTTTCCTTCGCGGTTAGTTTTGCCCATATATCATATTCGTATAACATTTTGTTTCTGCTCAAGCCTATGTGTGATAATGCACCGGCTGATATTAGAGAAGTTATTACCTTGCTGGTGACCTTGGTGGCACAAGATACTAAAAATTCTAACCAAGACCAATCCGCTGGAGGCTTGCATAACTCATGAGTAGCTTCAAGGACTGCGTTAGTCAACTTTTCTAATTGGCTGTCCCCGATAAATTTTACATCCCCCACACCAAAGTTAATTTCGTTATTATATATGGAAAAGCTGCGATTCATCTTGGCAATCGACGGTGGGTAAATAGGTACATCAGATATTTTTGCATCAGACACCAATTCTCTTATCTCTTGTTGAGAGTCCTGTTTTCCTTTTGAGTAATACAAATAGTTGCAGTAAAAATTGACAGGAAAATGCGCTTTAGCATAAGCAGACCAATAGCCACAAATAGCATAGCTAACAGCATGGGACTTATTAAAAGCGTAGCGATTCGACTTTTCAATCCAACCGAATATCTCTTCCGCTGTTTCTCTAGAAACCAAGCCGACATTTTCTGTTCCAGATAAAAATTCTTTCTTTACTGCGGCCATCAAGTCGGCCTTCTTTTTGCCTATTGCTTTTCTAAGTTCGTCAGCCTGTTGCAAGTCAAACCCGGCAATTGTCTGAGCAATTTCCATGGATTGTTCTTGATAAACCAACACTCCCTGAGTTGATTTTAATATAGGTTCTAGGCAGTCATCGAGATAAGATACCTCTTCTTCTCCGTGTTTTCGGTCAACATAATGCTGTGTCATAGACTTCCCGCCCACGATTGCCTTCAAGCATCCCGGTCTAATCAAGGCGACAAGAGCGGCTAGCTGCTCTATATTTCTAGGCTTTAATCTCTTCGCCCAAGATTTTCCTAGATTGCTCTCAAGTTGAAAAACCCCCTTGGTCCTCCCGTCACATATCAGGCCCCATGTTTTTTCACAGGTATAAAAGTCAGCATCTTTGTCCTGTTTTTCTGCGATATCAAAGACAACCGGCGGTAGACCGGTTTGCTTCTTTGTGACCGGGTCTTTGTCTATTTCAGAAATATCGAATTCACACCCACACTTAAACGTATAGCGTGCCATCTGCAAACGCCTTTTCAAATTTAGTTTTGGAACCGATTCTTCTCTGATGCTTCCAGAATCGTATAAAGATATTCGCCGTATCTTTCACGTCTTGCAGGGCGTCGTGAGCATTTTCTGTCTCCAGAGATAAAAAGTCTCTCATGGAATCCATACTCATAGATTTAACATTTGGATTACTTTCCAGCCACCCATAAGCTAGGTCTAAAACATCCACCTTATGAATTTTATGAAAGAGCGCTTGATTACCGTTTTTATCAACGGGGCCAAACTGTTCGCACAACCTTTGTATGATAATCATGTCATAGTTGATAATATTGTAACCCACGGGTATAGGGGCAAACCATTGTGTTTTCTTGAAGTTGTATTTATTAACGAACTTTACAAATTTTTCCCAAACCTGTTTGGGTTGTGGGGCTTTAGCTAATGTCTTCCTATCTTTTCTGGTAATACTTAGGGCTTCTTCTTCCAGAGGGTCTAGCCCCATTTCTATCGCCTTTTCATCATCAAGGATGGGGCGAATCTCACTGTTGAAAAACCCTCCGGGCTGTGGGGTTAGCTTTCTGCCATGGATTGCTACTGCCGCCAATTGTGTGGGCTGGGCTTTATGGGGGTTCTTCGAACCCGTTTCAAAATCAAAAACAATGTAATCTCTACTAGGTATCATTCAACATCTCCTTAATCAATTTGACCGCTTCGGCTTTTTCTAGACTGTCTATTCTTTTGAACAACTTGTTCAGAATAGACTCCTTGGTATACACGTAGCCAGCAGAGTTGTTGTCGCCCCCAAAGGCTACCTTTTTATGAGGCTCAACCTCTTCCATAAATTCTCTTAAGGAAGAAACAGAGGAAATCCACACCGCTTTAGAACCATCGTCTTCTGGCAAAACGTGAATCCATAAGTTAGCCTTGGTTACAGCAACACCGCTAGGTTTGTCGGCCTTGCTGTTGTGGTATTCTATGTAAATATTGCCCGTAGTGCTAGACTTGTCGTCAAATTTAACTTCGACAGTAAATTTCTTTCTTCCCATTTTGCAAGACAGGTCGTAGTCATATCTTTTGTCATAGTCTTCATTGATTTCGCACTTTATATCAAGCAGTTCAAGGACTCCCTTGGCACACTCCTCCCCCTTTTTGCCTTTTTGAAAACTCATCTAATTTTTCTCTTGAGTTCTAAAAATTTCTTTACAGCTTGCGAGGAGCTTTCATAGAACTCGCTGTGCTTAACCTTTGTATCGTCGCAATGAACTTGATACAGAGTCTTTCTACGAAAAGAATTGCCTTTATAATCGTTAATTGTGCATAAGGATAGTCTACCCTTCTCCAACGCACACCCGTCCAGTAGAACTGCTTCGTAATGCTCCTTCATCGTTAACCTCTATATCTCCTGAGAATAATTGATTACTAATACCCATGATTTTATCTAGCAAATTTACACCCAAAATATCAAATTTAACATGTCCCATGGCTTCTAGGTCTACCATTTCCATGCCAGCAATTCTATCTTGCCCTTTGGTTTCTCTAACCATTGGACAAACTTCATTAAGTATTCTGGATGAAATGACAACTCCAGCAGCATGCTTGCCTTGAGATTTGTATGTACCCTCAATTCGAATAGCCTGTGCAAACAATTTTGCGTATTCGCCATCGAGAGAGCCATCTTCTGTTACCCGACAATAATCATTCAAGACTTCTGGCTGATGTAGCATCGTCCATCGTATTACCGAAGACTCTTCCATGTCTTGTAGCTGGTCCGAAATTTCGTGTTCCTGCGGCAGCGCCTTGGTAATTCTGTTCATTTCATCGTAGGAACAGGCGCTGTGTACGCGGAGAACCTCTTTAAGCGCACTCCTACCTTGCAGTCTTCCAAATGTAACCATCTGGCTAACATTATTATACCCATACTTAGATTTGATGTAGTCAATTACTTCGTCCCTTTTTGTGGCGGGGACATCAATATCTATATCTGGAAGTGAGACATGGCCCTCAGAATTTCTCCCCGCATTGTAGAATCTTTCAAAAATCAACCCATATTCAATGGGGTCCACTTGAGTGATTCCCACTAGGTATGACACCAAACAGCCAGCAGCGGAGCCTCTACCCGGACCCGGAAGCCACCCCTGTTTTTTCACATAAGATACGATATCTCTTACAATTAAGAAATACCCTGAAAGATTTGCGTCATTGATAACTTCTAGCTCTTTCTTAATTCTGTCTACATAGATATCTTCATTTTCCTGCGTAGATACCCTGCCTCGTTTTTTTAGTCTTTGTATCCACCCTTGTCTGCACAACTCTCTGAGATATTCCTTTTCGGCCATGTCGTCGGGACATGAGAACTTAGGAAGATTGGGTTTCCCCAAAATTTCATAATCCTCACACATGTCCGCAATAAGCAAAGTGTTTGAAATTTCCTCTTCGGTGTGAATCTCTTTCATCTCTTCTAGAGACGGTATGTGAAAATTATTTGAACGGAAGAATCCACTTAGGCCGACATCGTCTCCTGTTAGCAATTTCTCTTCAACTTTTTTAAGCGTTGTTTTCATGGCGGAACAAAGTAGTACCCTCTGGTCCGCTGCGTCTTCTTTTCTTGGATAATGCGAGTCTGCTGTTGCTACAGGAGGGATGCCAGTCTTTTCCGATACTTTGCGTAGACACTCTCCGACCAGTTTTGATGCTGGCGAGTTGTCTTGGTCTATTAGTTGAATCTCGATGAAGAAATTGCCCTTGCGGAAAATGCTCTGATACCTTTTGGCCAAATTGGAGGCTTGTTCGAACCAATCTGGTTTCAATAATTTTTGGGCTTCCTGATACGAATCGGAATTATACGCCTGTTTACAATCAGTAAATAGCACATTCGCAAGGTCGCTACCAAGATGACCGCTGAACGACACTAGATTTTTACCTGCATTGTGCTCTTCAAGTATGTCTAAGTCAATTCTGGGCTTAAAATAAAACACATCGTCCTTGTTGCTTCTAGAAACAAGCTCAATAAGGCTGTCCCATCCATCCTTATTCTTTGCAAGAACCACAAGGTGGCTAAGCGACCTGTTTGTTTTCTCTTTTACGGTAGCGGATTCACGCACGGTCAGGTAGAACTCACATCCGAGAATGGGCTTGATGCCCTTTTCACGCATCGCTCTGACGAACGAGACGGCCCCTGAAATCGTCCCGTGGTCAGTTACGGCACACGCATCGTACTCTAGCTCCTCGCAGCGTTCTGCGACCTGTGAGGGCTTCGAGAGGCCATCTAGGAGGCTGTAGTGTGTGTGTAGGTGCAAGGGGATGAATTTAACCGGGTGCATCATAATATCCAATATTAAAACCCTTTTTGGTACAATCGGCAACAGTCTTTTCTATGCCGTCTTCTTCAAGTTTGTCGTGAATGTGTTGGCAAATATTTTTATCTGTTCCATCCCAGTTGTTCTTGTAATAATCACACAGTTTTGTGCATTTCCAGTGCCTCTGCTCTACGGAGAGCATCTTGGGCATATCCGTATTTTGTATCTGTAAGAAGCGCTTTTTTAGCATCCCTACAAATTTTTCTTCATCAGAATGGTCAAAGCACAGGGAGAAAGGCCCTCCATCCTTGATGTAAAAGATGGTCATTATGGCCTGTTGATATTCTGGAAACAGTTTAGATATCGCGTAATTATATAGCAGGAGTTGGGGGTCTACCTCAAACTTTTCGTAGGTCTTCTCCTGCCCGGTTGCCCAGTCCAGTCTTCTACCCGTTTTCCAGTCTACCACTTCTATGATACCGTCGTCCACCCTTGTGACGAGGTCAATCGTCCCTTTGACGGCCAACCGGCCCTTGAGGGTCGAACCATCCGGTGTCTGGTACTCGTATTCAGCCCAGTCTTCTTCGATGGGAATATCGAAGTGAGGTTCCGTTGCAACTATATCTCGGAGGCGAGGGTCGAACTGGCCCTTGTTATATTCGAGGGCCATCCAAGACCATTTTCTGCAATCATTTTTGTCTTTTTTGGTATAGCTATGCGTACAGTTTGATGTATAATGCTCAAAACTTTTGTCAACGATATCGTCAACAAATTCCTCCGACATTAATCTGCTTTTGGTAAAGGTAACTGTCCCAATAGCATCATCTGTAATGCTCATCAAGCTGGAGGAGGGAGCGTCTTGAATTTGCTTTTTGCACGCCGCAAGGCACTCCATTACCTTATGTACGATGGTCCCCATCTGTGCTTTTTTCCCAGACGTTGTGGGATGACCAAGCACATAATTTATGAAATACTGCTGCTGACAGTAATCATAATTATTGTATGAGGAACTTCTGATATAAGTTACTAGCACGGAACTCCTTCACTCCAACCAAGCGCCTTGGACACGGTTGGAAGCTTGTAGGAAAAAATGCCCCATTTTGATTGCGTTCATGTTGATGTAATCCATCCCCACTTCATCAGGATAGACAATAATTCTTCAGCCTGTTCATGCACGGTCATTTCCGCATTGTCAATTACGGCATCAAATTTCTTGAAGTTTTTAAGGGCAACTTCGCTTGAGTGGCTATCCTCATGGGGCTGTCTCGTAAGTCTTATCACCTTGCCGCCAGACTTTTGCACTGCCGTCGCCTCATTGGGAAACCTGCAATCAGCAATAATTGCTAATTCGCTACCCTCGTTTTTAACCTGCTCTAAACAGAACGAGGTCCATATGTCTGGCTTGAGAGTTCGACAAATATTAGTTCCAAAGTACTGTAGGAACTCTCTCGATGTAAAAGCCACGGTCCCATTGGGTTTTGCAACGTTGGTGTGGCTATTTTTTTCTTCATCAGTACCATAGCATTGTTCGTATGACAGACCAAATAATTCCATGGACACGGATTTGAGCGCGTCGGCAAAGTTGTAGGCTTTCACATGGGGCCATATGTTGTTAGATGCATACTCGCCAAATTGATAATCTCTTCTAAAGATATCTAGCATCCCCATGCCTTCGGATGTTGAGCCGTCAGCATTGGTAAACAATGCGTTGACCAACAGCCTTCCTTCGTCGGTGATTTCGAAATGTTCTATAATCTCATTTCTTTTCATCTCGTAGCCGTAAAGAAAATTTGCGCAGGTGGTCTTTCCGCTTTGCTTAACGCCGGATATCGCCAACACTTTATGAGACATTATATCATTCCACTGATTTGAGGTCTTAGATTTTCGTTTATCTCCGTCACAGACATATCGCCCACATCTTTTTTGTCTAGCTTGGGAAAATGTAGGTTAAAAAGTCTGCCACATTTCTCTTTAATAGAATCAGCCGCTTTTCTGCCCGGTTCATCATTGTCTGTGAGAACAATAATATTCAAAGCGCCAGACCTCTCTATACTGATTTGCTGGTAGTCAGTCAAGTGGCATCCAAATATTCCTACGGCATTTTTGATGCCAGCCTCCCAGAGCCTCCAAACATCCCCCTGCCCTTCTACGAGGATGATTGTCTCGGTTTTTTCTACACTGTCTTTTGCCATTGAGTAATTGTACAGATGGGCGCCGGAATTGAAGCCCTTACTGTTTATCCATTTCTGCATAGCGGGGTTGTCCTCAAGGCTGCGCCCAACGCAACCCACCATGTATTGATGAGACTCGTCGTATACAGGGACCACAATTCTATTATACATCAGTTTGTTGGAATTGAGACAAATTCCTACGTCGAATGTGTCGAGAGTTTCCTCAAGATACCCTCTTTTTAAGTAGAATTCTACCGGTCTTTGTAAACCCTGCCTAACAATGTCTCTGGGAACACCCTTTTGTGAAGATTTGGATTCTTTTAATAGGCTGTTTGCACAGGCAATAAAAGAGGTCTTTTCCATGTGCTCCATGTCAACTTTCATATCATCCAATGACGAATCAATAAACTGACAAGCAAGATTTATCGTTTCGGAAAAAGTTGCCTCTCTGTCTTCTCGGTGACTAATAACCCCACGAATAAATCCTAGCATCGTGTTAACATATTTCTTTTCACAATGATTAGTCCAACAATACCAATTACCAGATACGTTATCTCCAGATGTGAATATGGTAAGAGCATCACGCTTGTCGCCGCCATGTACGGGACACGGAGCCGATATGCGATTGCCGTATTGGTCGTATTCTATGCCAAAGAAATCTAGAATATCCTCTATTCTTTCAGACAATTTCTCACACAACACATCTATCTGTGCTTTAGATAGATTAGTCTGCGGTTTCAAATGGGATTTCTTCATCGTCATCATCGTCTTCATTTACAATAAATCCATCGTCTTTTTGTTTTGAGCCGCCCTTTTTCAATTCATTTCTTGTAACGTTCTCTGCAATTTGCGCGATACTACCGCTCATAGACATATTTATATAGTCACCGTCTTCTAAAGCAGGACCGTGTCTGGCAACAATTGGAACAAGTTTTTTGTTTCCAACCTCCGGGCCATCTTCAGCAATTTCTTCGTCGCTTTTGTTTTTGAAAATCGAAAAGCTTGTGCAGAGCCATATCAATCTATCGGACCCACTGACAACGTCTGTTGATTCTCTCGTGATGCCGTCTCGATTTAGCTGCACAAAGCTTAAACAGGGGCAATCATACTCCACACAAAAATTGTGTAAAGAGGTTATCTGAAATCCAAGCGCTTGGAATTCCTGTATGTTCGACAGAGAGTCCGCACTCATTAGTTTGAGATAATCGTAAATTATCAGGCAGTTATTAGTTCTTCCATTTTCGTCAAACCCCACCTCTTGCAGTATCCATCTGCGCATAATAGATAAGGTTTGTTCAAATGGACTTCCAGCTATGCTGACATATTTGTAGGGCATGCCTTTGAGGTGCTCTGCTGCGGCGTAGACTCGCTCTTTTTTTGTCGCATCTTGAGAATATTTTCCTGTTGATATCTCATTAATTTCAACGCCGCTTAAATTTGCTAGCACCCGGTTCAGGTGGTCTTCCAAGGACATTTCGGTGTCTAGCATCAAGACGGGTATTTCAAGCTCCCCGGCTATGTGCAAGCCGACATTGTCTCCGAACATGCTTTTGCCAACCTTGGGTCTAGCGGCCACAAGGTCAACACACTTTCTTCTGAATCCTCCTCCAATTGCGGCGTCATATCTCGGATACCCGCTGGGTATCCCCATAATTGAAGATGGGTTCTCTTCCAAATGAAGCAGGTATTCTTCTACGTTTTCCCCCAAAAAGGTCGGCTTGATGCTTTCGTTTGAGCCGAGAGACGAGGATAACTCAAAGATGGGATTTTCTGCGACCCCTATAATTTCACTAACGGTTTCGTCACCATTTATTTTGGAAATTTCATTGTGTATACTTGTTGCCTTTGCCTGTATAACCCTACCAATTTGCAGCTTTCTGATTTTTATCGCATGTTGTTTTACGTTTTGTAGTTTTATAGGAAAGTTGTAGACCGCCCTCAAGTGGTCCATAGACTTTTTATTATTAAGAGTATCCCCTAACGACAATTCGTTAGCAGCAGAAAGAATGGAGGCTATGTCAATTTCGTCCTGTGTAGCCAGAACTTTTTCAAGACACTTAAAAATTAGCTGATTTTCTTCTAAAACAAACGTCTCCGTTTCAATCAAGTCTTCAATTTCTAAATAAGATTCTGCCCCATAAGAACACACGCCCGACAATACAGCCCGTTCGGCGGCGGCGTTCATCAACGGTTTGTTCATATATCACCTATTACCAATGCATTTTGCGCATTTATAAAAATCGCGCTTATGTTGAGGGTTGACCATTTCTTCTTGGCCACAAACATGACATTTTTGCTTCATCTTTTTATAAGAAGACCTTTGCCTAGCAGTTGGTTTTACGTCATCATTTATTGCATCATACCCCGCTTCTGATGTATCAATTGTGCCGTCGTCAACAAACTTATTAACCCTGTTGCTTGACACCACGCTTCTGCTTGCTTTAGATTCACTCCTCGTACCTGCGATAAAATCATCCTCGTCGGAGTTCGGAGAAGACTGTTCGACAATCACTTCTGGGCTATCTGGAATCTCAATAGATTCTCCGGTAAGAAGCTCAAACCCCTCCGCAATTTTTGACATATCGTTTGACAATATGCCTTCTCTGATAGACTTTATAGCCTCAAGTAAGTGTCCTGTCATGAGTACTGTTTCCTTTTAGATAGCTCTATTAGCACGTCGCCCATCCTTCTAACGTCACGCATTTTATCTGTCAGCATGTCAACCCTCGCCGTGGCATGTGTTTTTATGTTATTAAGACTTCTAGCAAATTCATTGTCTTGAATTGCCTCGTAATATTTTTGTTCGTGTTTAGTGAATTTGTCTCCATACTGTTTCAGCATTGGAGAAATCACCCTGTTGATTGCGTCGGTAGCCCAGTGTAGCTTGACCAAATTGCTGTTGTACAAAGTCTGCAAATAGTCAGCGTAAGAAAAAAGAATGTAGGCGGCTGACAAGCATTGCTCTGAGCTTAGCGAGTGAAGAAGGGCAGAGTCATAGTTGAGTATGTTAACAACCTCGGGATTTATCTTCGTCAACCCAACGTGCTGGCTGTTAATATATTTTTCGGTTGCGTCAACAAATTTACCAAGCCTCTCCTTAGCGTTCAAGAATTGCTCGTTTCCAGTCATCATCATTGTCCGAATATTTAAGTGCGATTATCTTGATGTTGTTTATCGAACACCAATCAGCCTTGTCTCTGTCTCTGGCTTTGGCTTTGTAAAAATCTAGCTTTGTCTTATGAAAAAAGGGAACGTGTTCATAGTGCTGTCTGCCGTGTACTTCTACAACAAGGTCTCTATTGGGAATGTAGAAGTCGGCAAACAGAATGGAGTTTCTAGTCTGTGTTTTGCTACCGGGTAGAGATACTTCTTCAAGAATTGTATCTCTTGGGAAAAGCTCGCGGAGGAGCGCTCTGGCTCTCAGATGATTTTTTGAGCGAGGACGAGTTGCACTTTGTCGGGATTTGCTCTTGTATACCGGCCATTTGTAATCTTTACCGTCAAAGCCCTTGACTATCAAAGCATGGCCTTTAGGTCTTGTTCAAGAATTTTTAGAACAGGCTTATTCTTTTTCAGGAACTGATATAATTTTTCCTGTCCCTGAAATTTTAGAAATCTTATCTTTGCTTCCTCAGTATCATCAACCTCGTTTTCTTTAAGAAGAAAGGTAAGGTCTTTTTCGTGGTCTAGCATAAAATCACACGAATACCATGCGCCTCTTTTAGATATCAGCCCAAGGTCCGCTCCCAAGCTTAGAAGCTCTTGTACGAAATCCAAGCCAGTGCCATATTTAAGCCAGCTTTGACATTCTGTGTTGTTGGCTCCCATCGAGGAACAAAGAATACGCCAGTTAATCATTTGACCAACCTGTTTTGTCCCAACATCCCAAGGCTTTATGCTTTTGACTTCCATCCTTGTGTCTGCTTGGTATTGAATTTTTCTACCGCAGTCTGGCATTCTAGGTTTGCCGTAGCCGCTAGTATTTGCTATGAAGTGTGTGATAATTACTATGGTTGCTCTTTGCTGAGTAACGACATTAGAAAGCTTGCGACAAAAAGATGCCAATATTTTCGGAAGACCGGCCCTAAAAGTTCCGCTTATATCTTCTGTTAGTTCTCGGTCTGGAATTAAAGAAGATGTTGAGTCAATTATGCAAACACAGCGATAGAAGTCTTTGCTGGTTATAAGTTTGATGGCTATATCTAAAAACTGTTCTGCACAGAGAGGCTCTTCATCTGAATGCACGATTCGCATTTTCTCTCTGTCTAAACCGTCAATGCCATCAAGGTTCATGGCTTTGAGTCTGCCCTCACCGTCGAGATAGATTATCGGACGTGCGCCATTTTCTTCTTTTTGGCAGTTGGCTGCTATTTGTAGGGCCGTGGTTGTTTTGCCAGTCTTGGGGTCTCCGGTAAGCAGAACCCAGCTACCCTCTTTCAAACCGCCGCCCAGAGCTATGTCTATGGAGGGGCTAACAGGCAGAGTATCAAAGTCATTTCTTTCTTCAAAAACCTCCGTCCCACTGGAGATAACTTTCCCGTGTTTCTTAATTATATCCTTGGTAGTAGCATCGCTAAACGTCACCATCTAATTCCCTTAGCTTTTGAAGATTACTTTTTTGCCCGAAAGGTTTTCTGGGCGTAGCAGAAGACGAGGCTGGCTTGACAACAGACTTTGTCTCGTCTTGCTTTTTTAGAATCTCAACCTGTTCCTCTATCATTTCCTTAAGGCTAGGAAATCTAAGAGAGTATATTTTTTGACCCCGCTTGCTTTTTAGAGCCGCTATTATTGCCCTCTCGTCGTATTCATCAACCAGCCTGTTCGCAGCAATAATTTGTAGCTGGTATGTTTTCTTCCACTTGCCGGTGTTCCAAAATTTATACGCTAGGCTTCCCTCATTACTATTCTCTGCCATTCGCTGGCACATCATCTCGGCTATATATTGCGCTCCAGTACAGTAATCTCCAGTTGAAGGAGATTTGTATCGGCTCAAATCTGTACGTTTTTCTGTCATCACACGTCGATTGTAGGTTTGGCTATCAAAGAAATGCCAGCGCTATCTGGGTTTCTGTTTTCTGACCACTCTCTTTTCAGTTCTGGAACAGTCCAATGACCAACATGGAGATTACCATCGTTTAAAGTACCCGCTATGAAACCATGATAGGTATCGTCTCCAAACATAAACCCACCTGCGGTTTTTCTAAAATAGAAACCGTCA